TCAGTTCTTTTTCCCATTTGAATTCAGAGCCTTATTGTCGCCATCCGACTTCTCGGTGGGGATTTTGGTGGTGGTTGTAGCTTCCAACGCTTGACGAAGGTCATCGTCCATCGCGTGGGCGTATTTCGTCGTGGTTGCAATGTCCCTGTGTCCCAAGAGCCGCTGCGCGACCCGGAGATTTGAGGCTCGAAGGATCCTTGTCGCTGCCGTATGGCGCGTGTCATGGAAACGAAAGTTGGCAACGCCGGCCGCTGGTACTGCCCGTCGCATTGCGGTTTTCAACCCGGAATCTGTCAGCGGATAGCGCTGGCCCCGGACGAGGCCTTCAGCCTTCTTGGTCCTTGCGGCCTGGTAAGTGAAGACCTTCAGCGGATGATAGTCCTTTTGCGCCCAAAGCAGCTGGTAGATCGCTTCAGACATCGGGATAGTACGAACCTTGTTCCCTTTGCCTTTAACCGTGAATCGTCGCGAGAAAAAATCGACCTGTGGCCATTCGAGGCCGAGGATCTCCATGCGACGGCAGCCCGTCAGAAAAGCAAACCGGACAGCCTCGTCATAGCCGCGACCGAGCTGAGCCAGTATTGCGTCCTCCTCAGTACAACTCGCCTCCCGCACGCGCTCCTGAGGCTCCTTGAGGATGTGCCGACCGAAATCTACATCTGCCACCTGGACCTTCCAGACGTTCTTGGCCCTCAGGATGATTTCGCGAAGCGGCTGGGTGCAGGTTCGATTGACCGTGGCTGGACTGACAAGTTTTCCGGGTTTGATCTTCCCGTTTTTCATTCGGATCGGAACTCGCTCGCCGCGACGGCGGGCAACAAGCGCGGCGACAACAGAGTCGGTGATTTGGTCGAGAGGCTTGTCAGAACCGATCCATTTCTTCAGCCATTCGAGGTTTCTGAGGATCGTGTCGGTCGCTTTCTGATGCTGGCCGATCTCAAGCCACCAACGGGAGGCGGCTATTTCGAACGTCATATGCTCAGCAAAGAAGGCAGCCTCTGCCTGCAGTTCTATCCGCGCCTGCTCTCGCCGGGCTTGCTCAAACGCTTGCGCCTCTCGCTTTGTTCGGCAGCCCGTATTGCCTGAAAATCGACGACCCTGAAGTTGGAATTCGAAACTGTAGGTGTCGTCATACGTTTCGCCTCTTTTGCGCTTGTAGACTGACATGATTGATGCGCCCTTTTTGTCTTGAATTCCTCAAGGTCCCTGATTTCGAACCGATAGCGCGGGCGCTTGACCCCGCATCCGACATTGATGCACTTGATGTCCCCGAGACGGACCAGGGTGGTGAGGTGCTTGGCTGAGATCGCCAGGTACTGCGCAGCTTCAGAGGGCTGCAGAAGTCGCTCATTCATCTTGAAGCTCACTCTTCCTCAGTCAGTTCTGTCTCATTGTGCCAGCGCTCATCCTTGCCGGCGACGCGCCGATCGAGGTCAAGCAGGTATGCCTTGCGACCTGACCACCATTCCGCTCGACCGATGACGCGGCCGGATTGCCGACTGACCTGCAGCATCACACGTTGTCCCATGCGAAAACGGTACTGGTCCATGTCATGTCCTCAGTGCTTTAAGTGGCGCGGCCCCTCGATAAGGAGAGAAGGGGCCGCGCCGTCGGTCGCAGGCATCCATTGCGACCGAAACTGGACTCAGCCGAGCTTCTCGGCGACGCTTTCAAGTGCCGCGACCTGCAGAGCCGTGGATGTGTCGGTGTCCTGTTTGACTGTGGAGAGAAAGCTGAGCACTGACTTGATGATCAAATCTCGCTCATCCCAGTCGCAGTCGATGTTGGTCAGGTGATCGGTGGCGAAGCGAAGCTTTACGGTGGCATCCTCAAGGCTTCCGCAAGGTGCGCAGCACATGAATTCCTCAATCACACTCATTCGACCCGACAGCATTTGAGCGAATGCTGTATTGTCGAAATAGCCTTCATCAACTCGTTTTTCGTAGCGCGCCTGTTCGACTTCCAAGATGGCCGCCAGGCCGCGCAGCTTGTCAGCCATGAAGTGAGGTTGGAGGTTCTCGATGTTGTAAAAGTAAGACTGCACATCTGCGCGTGAGTAGAACTTCAGGCGGTTCAAGTCGCTCGCGGGGTAGCGGCTTGGGTCCACGACAAAATCCACCAGCCGAAATGCTACAAACTTCTCAACATCCGCATCATCGGCGACGCAGATTAGGTCCGTAACGTCGTCATGAGCAGCCTTGACCCGAGCATACTCGGTTTCCAAAGCTGCCAGTGGCCACTTCGAGAAGTCGGCGGCGCAGCTTGCGACATAGGCCTGTCTAGGTATACGAGAAGCGAGCATTCCAATTCTCCTGTGGATTGGGTTGCGAAGGGTTCAGCAGGTTCTCAGGCCGGTGCTGAGCCCTTTTTTGTTTCCAAACTAAAAGCCGGATTTTGCGGTCTCCGGAGGCCGAGATCTATGAGGCTCCTGATTGCCTCGGTCCGGCTCCGCATGCCCGATGGCACTCCCCACTTGTCGACCTCATCGATCTGGCTCTCAGGAAGCAGAATGACCACGCGCTTGAGCCTTGGCCGGGCCGGATAGGTTCTTACAGCAGCCATGTTAACCTCGATGTGCATTGAGATGTCAATGATGATGACAATTGAATGATTGCCATCGTAATGTCAATAGCTATGACAACGCGGAGGGATGCGAATGGCCAAAGCCGAAATGCAGCGTCGGGTCTATTTATTGCCGAGCGATCTGGTTGATCGTGTCGTCAGGTATCAGACAGAGAGAGGAATGAAATCGGAGGTCGAAGCGGTTCGGCGCCTAATCGATGAAGCGCTAAAGATGCGTGACGACGATGAGGATATAATGGGAAGATTTCTCACAGCTCTGCATGAAAACAGAGATTTGAACGATGCTGCTCGAGAGGTGCTGGTGGGGCATCCTCTCGTGACAGAAATCAAATTCCACGAAAGTATAATTGAGTTGATGATAAAAGGATTCGGTCGCTTCCGCTCGGATTACTTGGGCAACATCGAGAAGCAGGATCCTGCCACTTCTAAATGGAGCCAGTGGCTCGATCTGGATTACCTGGACATCAACAAACAAAACCCTCAGGGCGATAAGTTGCGGGAGGACTAACCGTTCCAGCCTGTCGAGCCCACGGCGCCCTGCGCGGCCTGAATTCATACAGCTCATGCTGACCGAGCCGACCCAGAAGTGCCTGGTAAACCGTCACAAGTGCATCCTGCCACAACTGCCATTCCAGCCGCGACAGCACATCACCCCGGATAGGATCGCCAAGCTCGTATTTCCGATATGCACCGGGCAGGGGCCTTCCTCGGCTGCGATCCATGCCGTCGACTTCCTGCTGTACCGTCTTGCCGGTGCTGGTCCGAACCTTCTTCATGACAAACCATGATGGCCGGCCATTGCGCGACACCATCGGAAACGTTGGCTGCTCAGCGCGCCAATCCGGGCCGCGCTTCAGGACAGCCGAGGTGATCACCAGAGCGACGATGTGCTTGCCGGCGAGTAAATCGCCTTTGGCCTGCACCTCGTCGACCACGGCCGCCACCTCGGTCGCGATCAGCCCATGAGGGTCCTCGAACTCAGGGAAGGGGTTCCAACCCTCAGGGATGTCAAAGCGCACATCGCGCAGCTCCTGCACGGCCTCCGCAACCAGCAAGGCGTCCGGATGTGGATCACCCTCGTCGACGAATGACGGAATGATCCCGTGCGCATTCGGAGTGCGGTCGACGATCGTCCCCAGTTCGCCAAACTGCGAGATCGACGACCAGGCGGAGGACATGGCGGCCGTCATCGGGTTGCCTGTCCGCTGGATCTTAGGAATTTCGTAGATGAAAGCCCAGCTCAACAGATCGGTGATTGTCGTCGTTTTCATCTAGGCTCCATCGGCATCAGTGGAAAAACTTCAAAAACCTTGGCGCACATTTGCCGAATCGCTCCACCGTCGAGGCGCAACCAGCGGAGCGCATCATGGACATTCTTCTGAAGGACCAAATGGCCGAGATCAGGCAAGAAGTACGGCTGCATCTGCGAAACATCGTGGGCATCGTTGTCTGCGGCGAGAAGCACTTTGAACGGTCGGCGCAGGGCGATTGGGTTGATGTGACGAACAAGGTGAAGGACCATCACCGACGTTCCTTTGCCGTGCTGTGGCCCGATCTGCAGCGACTGCAGGGAGCTGCTAGTTAAAGCCCGCTGTAGTTCGTCGAGGTCTGGATGCCGTTCATCTCGCTCTGCAGCATCGCTCCAAGCTTCCTCCCAATCGCTTCGGCATCGCTGGCCTCATTGATGGTGATGTTCATCGTCACGTTCGGCCGTGGCGGCGGGTTGGCGAGCTGGACGGTCGGCGTTCCGGAAAGCGTGACTGTCGGCGTCCCCGACAGTGTTACAGACTGCGGACCTTGCGTTTTCGCCTCGTAGCTGGCGAGCACATTGAACCTCTCCTGATCTGCCTTGGCTGCATCCAGTGCGGCGCCATGTGGTCGAGCATCATTCCCGGCGCCACGCTCCGGAGAGTTGGCGAGGCTTCCAGGTGAATTCCTGCGATAGGTCTCGATCACGCGCCGCGCCTCGGCCGCGACAGCTTCCGGATCCGGGCGAGAAGCCGGGAGTGGCGCTGGCGGGGCACCTGCGCGCTCAGGAGACACCCCGAGACCGCCAGCGATGATCCGCTGGTTATGCCGTCCGGTCGATGCGGGGATCTCGCCGCGTTCGTATCGACGGCCGTAATAGGCCGCTATCTCTTCCTTGTTGGCGTACCCCCCACGGATGGCCATGGCCATCTTTTCGTCGTAGCTGCTGGTGAGACCAAAGCCGGTGCGAGACCAGAAGCCGTTGTGGCCGCTTTTTTCCAGACCAGCGTTGACGGCGGTGCTGAAGTCCAAGGAGTCCGAAACGTAATCCATCGCCGGGACAGCATAAGGTGCTGCGGCGGCACCCCCGGAGTTCAAGAGCTTCGAAGCACTATTGGTGAGCTTGTCGATCGCCGACTGAGTGTCGGCCAACACCTTGTTGACGTCACGAAACACAGTGCCGTCGACACTGGCTGAATTCATCGTGTCGAAAAACTTCTGCAGTGCTTCAGGGCTGCTGAGCAGTGACTGCATGCCCAGCCTGAATTCCTTGTCCGTGAAGAGCAGCGGCAGCTTGGACATATCGCCCTTAAGGGCTTTGGAAGAGAGGCGAATGAATGCCTCGATCGTATCCTCGCCTGACTTGCGGGCGGCATCCATTTCCTTGCGGAGATCGATCCCAAAATCCTTGAATTTTTTCATCGTCTCGCCGGCATAGATCTTGCCGAAGATCTCGCCGGCCTGTGTGGCTGCGCTCGATGCGTCGCCCGTGTCCTCGCGGATCGTCTGAAGAATCGCGACCAGCCTCTTTAGGCCCTCTTCGCCTGTGTAACCCAGCGACGCGAACGAGTTCGCGAGAGATGGGATGTATTGCGCCATGTCGCGCGTTTCGAATTGGCCCGCCTTTGCACCCGTCACCATCACGTCGAACATACGCTGTAACTGGTTCGCAGGGATCTTCAGTGCGGATGCCGCCTTGAGGCCGCTGTTCGCAATATCTGTGGTCGCCGCACCCGTCGCCTGAGCCGTGGCCAGGACGGATGGAAGGAAGGCCAGCGCCTCGTCAAGGCTCTGGCCAGATGCAACTAGTGTATCCAGAGCCGTAACGCCTTCTTCGAGGGGCATGGCAAGAGCCATTGTCTGCCGGCGAACCTCCTCCATCGCAGCTTTCGTCTGTTCGGCGCTGGCATCGGCCGTGATGCCGATCCGCGTGAATTGGCGCTCCACGCTTGCGAATTGCTTGACGGCGCCAGCAGCGACATAGCCAGCGGCGGTTAGGGCCATCCCGGCACGCGCGCCCCAGAGAGCCATCTGCCGTTGACGTTCTTCAAGCGTCCGATCTCGCTCCACCATAAGGCGCTCTAGCGCACGATCGCGGTTAGAAAGTCGAAGCCCTTTGTCGGCGAGCATGTAGTCCCGCTCGGCCCGCTTCAGCCGATCGAGGTTGCCGATAATGGCTTTTGTCTTGCCACCAGTCTTGTCGGTGAGATCGACAACCATGGTTGCGGTGAGGCGGCTCATCGATCTTCCTTCCGACTTTAGTGAGTTTTAGCCAGCTTTAGAACTTTAGGCTTTTTCTTGAGGCTTAGACTGGCCAGGATTCGGGCCTGTCTCAGCCCGCGGGGCCTGCTGCGCGGGTACGGTCCCTAAACCGGGGGGCTGCGCCAGCACACACAGCCCCCGGCCATACGCCTCACTCAGCCTGAGAAGTGAGACGGATGAGAAGCTGGGGACGGATGCAGATCGGGAGCACGTTGCTTTCCGTGTGGATCTCGCGGCCCTTGTCGTGGGGCAGATCCTCCGTGGATACGAAGATTTTGCTGTCCGCAGGCGGCATGCGGTTCGCGCCGCTCAGCGTGTCAGGCGGTGCGACGTAGCGCTTGAAGAACGGCGTGCCCAGCGGAACGACGATGGCCTCATCGGGATCGATCGCAGGACGGGCTACCAGGTTGCCGTTTGCCAGGCGAACCTTGTATTCCTCGTCGACGCGCTCGAGGGTCAGGCCGGCATAGGTGAAGACATCCTCGATCTCGTCGCGTGCCGGGTTCGGCGTGTTGCCGGCATATTTGCTGAGCCCTTCCAGCACGCTGCCGTGCTTCAGGTAGTTGTCGAAGAAGTTCTTGCCGGCCATGACGCGAAGGCCCGTGGCGCGAGTGCCTCGCAGCTCCTTGCGAATGATGGCCTTCACGGCTCGGTTCTTTTCCGCAATGTCCGTGGCGGTGACATCGAGGTCGAAGCTGATCGAGTTCTCGGTCAGTTCAAACTTGTCGTAGAGATTCAGAAGGATCTTGCCTTCGCCATCGAGCACCAGGCCGTTCAGCGCGCCCCAATCGAGATAAGAGTGGGTCAGGTCGTGCTTGGCCCGCATCATCTCGAGGCGCGTGTTGTAGACGTCCTCGACGGTTTCCATGATGCGATCGTCACCCCACTTCAGGAGGTTCTGGACGTCCGACGGAGAGATCGCATCGTCGAGCGGAAAATGCGGGATATCGAAGTTGACCTGGTGACGATCGTTCCGCATGTTCAGGTTCGATTCGCCGCCGCGTTCCCGCGCCGGGATGACGGTCAGCTCGGCTTCTTCAATGCCGAGTTTGACATAGGTCGTGGCGATCGGCGTGTCGCGGAAGATACCGAGCTGCGCCGGCCGTCCGGTCTGGTACGGCGGAATGTTGATGGCTTCGGTCAGCTTGTCGCCGGAGAATTCCGGCGCGCTGAGAAGGTTCGCAACGGTAGACATGGATTAGACCCCCATCCGGGCCTTGATGCCCAAGAGTTCGAGTTGCGTGAGAGCGGCGGCCTTCTGGCCGTCGGTGATGCCAGCGGGCCAGACGAGCGCCTGGAGAACGACCTGAGCGCGACGCTTGAGGTTGACGACGCGGACATCAGCACCGGTCGCGTTCGCGTACTGCAGGATGATCGCGGCGGCTGTCTGTGTGCCGTCCGTTGCGGCCGGAGCAAGAGGCTTGAACTTGCCGCTTGCTGTCACCTTGCCCAGGACTGTGCCAGTCACGACGACGCCCGAACCGGATGCTAGCGTGTCTTCGTCCCGCGAGAAGCGGTTCTTGCCTTCATCCTTGACGACATCGGTGTCGCTCTTGAAACCAACGGTTTGCATTGTGCAGCCTCCTTAGCTGACGCCGTGCCGGCGTTTCATGTTGGCGACCAGCCCACCACCAGAAGGGGTGGGCGATGAGATTGACGGTGATGCGAGAGAGGCGAGGGGGTTCAATTGCGCTGCAGCGAGCGCGGCAATGCGCCTCTCTTCGTAGCTTTGCGCCGGAGCGACGGTCGAAGCTGGTGCGGCCTTGGCGAGAAGCGCCTTGGCCTGGTCTTCGGTCAGCTCGGTTTCGAAAGCCACGTATTCGGCCAGGTCGCGATGCGTCGAGGCCTGCGGCAAACTCATGATGGCCCGGATGCGCGCCGCAACCTCGGCACGCGCCTGAGCGGCGACTTCATCTGTCATAACGGTTTCCTTCTTCGGGGTGGTAGGTCTCGTGCCGGCGCTAGCCCAATTCTTCTCTTTGCTGAGAGCGATCAGCGCAGCCGGCGCGTTGGTGAACTTCGAATAGTCGAAGGCGGCGAAGGCTTTGACCGGTTGCGCGATCGCCTTGTCGGCGAACCCGGCCGCAACGGCATCTGCTGGGGTGAACCAGGTCTCAGCCTTCATGAGTTCCCGGCACTGACTTGCGGATTTACCACTCTTCAATGCGTAGATTTCCGCGTAGCTGTCTCCAATCGCCTCAAGGGCGCGGATTTGGCGCTGGTGATCTTCAGAGTGTCCGATAGTCATCCCGTGCGGCTCATGGATCATGAGCAGGGAGCCGGCTGACATCGAAACGGTCTTGCCAGCCATCGCAATCAGCGAGGCCGCCGAAGCTGCCAGCCCATCGACAACGACGTTGGTCTCGCCTGATCGAGCACTCAGGAGTGCGTGGATTGCCGCCCCCTCCGTTGCCCATCCGCCAGGAGAGTTTATGTGAACGGTGATCTTGTCCGATGCCTTGATCTTGCTGAGGGCGACGATGACCTCGCCGGCAGAGAAGCAATCGAAGAAGGGATCTTCCCCGACGATCCCATTCAGGTAGATGTTGCGGCCCTGGACGGTCACGGTCATGGCAGCACCTCGTCATGAGCGAGAACTGCGCGGGGATCTGCCTTGGCGCGACGCAGGACATCGAGGCCGAGCCGCTCGGCGGAACGGATCACCGATTCCTCTTCCAGCTCCAGCCGCAACAGCTCTTCGTTGATCGTCTTGAGCTTCGCATCTCGATCACCCTGTGACAGGCCTTCGCCGTCGGCGCTCATCTCGGAGACGAGATCGATCAGGTAGGATTCAAGCTGTCCCAGGCAGACGGCCCCGATCACATCGAGGTCAACGGGCTGCGAGGGCAGGCGAAGCGAGCGCTGCATGAACCGGTTCGCCAGGTCGCGGAGCGCTGAGCGTTCTGCAAGGCCGCGCTTCCAATCCTTGATGCGCGTGATTGCTTCATCGCTGGAAACTGGCGCGCATTCGAGGCTCTGACGCTCCGAGGCAAGTTCCTCGATCGAGGCCCGTGTCGCCTGTAGGGCTTCGAACAGGTCAGACGCCCCGCGCTTGGCCTTGGCGATACCGCCCTTTGTCGGTTCCTTGGCCATCATGCGGCTCCAATCGTCGAGAGGAAATCGGAGCAGCCCTTGAGGGTCTGAAGTGAGGCGGAGTGACGATCGCGGGCAACCGCGACGGCTGCCTCGGCCAACTCGACACGCGACAGGATCTCCTTTTCGCGGACCCGGAGAGCGGCCAGGCGCTTTTCGAGGTTCTCGCCACCAGTGCGCTCGACCTGACGCTGCAAGACCGTCATCTCGCGGCGGACATCGGTGAGAGACGCCGTGTCGGTGCGCAGGGCGCTTTCTGTGGAAATGAGGCCGGCCTTTTCGCGCTGCTGCACATTGCGCAGGGCGTTCAGCCGTTCCGGGTCGATGCGAAGATCAGTCATGGTCGCTCCTATCTGGAAGCGACGATGAATCGATTTTCGGGAATTCCAAACATGGGTTTGAATTTCCCTGAGGCAGGCCGTCAACCGGTCAACTCATGGGTCAACCCCGTCAACCTCGTCAACCTTGTCAACCCAATATTTGGACCACCCTGACTGACTGAAACTCGGGCCGTTCTCCGCCCGTGGGGGGCGACCGGCAAAACACGGTCCCTAACCCCAGGGGGGGCCTCCCAGCCCAAGTCTGAATAGACCGATGAGACCGGTCTATTACCCAATCTCAATCCTTCAATCTCTGTGGTGGATTGTGGTGGATTGTGGTGGATACTGTGGTGGATTTTATTTAATGAATTCAGATACTACGGTGGATGTGGTGGATTTTGGTACGCATATACGTATGGAAATTTTTGCGAGCAAAAAACGCTGAAAAAAAATCTATATGTATAGTGGACCCCGAATAATCCACCACAATCCACCACGCCTCTCCAACTTGTTGGAAATGCTGTTGTTTTTACGCCCACCCCAATCCACCACAATCCAGAACGTGCCACCACAAATCCACCACAGAGGCGCTTTTCCCCTTCGAAGTGAAAAAGGCGCGACGAAAAAAGAGGCCGCATAACGGCCTCTGACTGTGGTGCTTATCTCTGTCGCGTGGGCGGGGCAGGGGGTGTTGATTGACCTGTCAGCCCCTAAGGATGGCGGTCATGCGCTTGGCATCTGGTATCTTGAGGCCGCTGACGCGAATATCCCAAAAGGTACGGCGCGGCTCTTGAGATGGGCGTGGCTGCCGCATTGAAGGCGACCTGAGCGCTTCGTATTGTCTGGCATCTGCAGCCATCTTCTTGGCGGCCGAGGTCGCTGAGAGCCCGGCATAGTCCGGACATTCGCGCCACAGGCGCACCAGCCGTTCGTTTCGCCAGTCCAGCCATTCCTCTTTTTGCGGAGACACCCCACCGCGTCGCCTCACTCCAAGGCACGTGTCCAGCGAATAGATGCAGTCCGTATCGAGGTAGCGCACGAGGCCCTCAAGAAGGATCGAGAGATCTTCGGGAGCCGCCGGCTTTCCGCTCCGGTGGCTCTCAGCAAGACGACGGATTACAGAGAGCCCGCTCAATAGCCGTCTCCCAGCGGGAAAGCGTCATCGTCTCCGTAGGTGGTTGCTTCTTCAGATGAGGCGATATCCGACACCAGGGCGATGTTCACATAGACAGAGCGATCGCGACGTTTCTCCCGAACCACCTTGTTCTTGATGATCCTGCCGAACGAATTGTTCGAGATCGGCTTGAAGTGCTCCGCCTCGGCGAATTTCTCGTAGGCCTTATAGAAGTCCAGCGCCGACACTTCGCCGCCTTCCTTCTCCACCACACATCGAGCGAAGAAGCTCGCCGTCGGATCCTGACTGTCCCGATACTCTTGCGTTGAGGCGCGCACTGCATCGGGGATGACCAGACCCTCTTTCAGATAGATTGCGACGCCTTCGATCAGCCAATTGAGGATGCCGGAGAATTCTTCTTCGAAGATCCGCAGCAGCTCGTCGAACTCGATGCGTTCTTCTTCCGGGATTCGGACGCCCCAATGAACGACGGCCATGCGCCGCCATATGCCCTCGTCGATTCCGTTGATCCGGGGATACCCATTGCCGGACATCATCGCCACAAAATCAGGCGTGAAATCCATATATCCCGCGAACAGGTCGCGAGCGGTGATCATCTCGCCACCGGTCAACTCTTTGACCAGGTTCTCTTTCAGGTTCTCCCCTTCGGGCAGTTCCTTCACGCGAAGGAATCTGCGGCCGTATAGGCGGGCGATATCTGCTTGCGCCCCACCGCCTGGTCCGCTCTCTCCAATCAGGGAGGTCGCCGGCAGTGTGACGGCCATGTCTCCGAGAAGGCGCGTGATGGTCTCCATGTAGACCGATTTTCCGTTCGCTCCGCTGCCATACATGAAGAAAAGCTTCTGAACCTTCTCCGCGACCAGCCCGAGGCCGGATCCTACCTGAACGAGACGCCTGACTTTCGGGTCAGGCTGCACGCGCTCAAGAAATTCCATCCATCTGGGGCATTGCGCTCGCCTGTCGTATCTCGCCGCGGCGAGCTGCGTGATGAGATGACCGGGGTCATGACCTTCCAAGACTTCCAAGCGGACAGACTGGCAATTGCCGTCAGCGTCCTCGATCCGGCTGAAGGTGAGAGTTGCATTCTGGCAAGCAAAGCGCAGCGGGTGCGCGTTGAACTCGCCAGGCGGCCGGCTGACATGCGGAGCGGCCATTCTCTTCATGGCGCTGACGCGCGCGGCATTCTTCGAACTCTCGGCCGCACGAAGATGGCTTTTCACCCGCTTGCTGTAGAGAGATCGATACTCACCGGCCAAATCGATCGCCGCCTTCTGATCCTTGGTGCGCTCCTTCTCATCAATGTCAAGGAATGGCGCGGCGATGTCCCAAGCCTCCTGCCAGGCTTTGTCCGGCTTGATCCTGGTAGACTCGATCTTCATGAAGTCGCCGACGAGCTGAGCTTTCAAGGTCGCCAATTCCGGCCCTTGCTGAAAATCCCATCGCCGGCCGTCATAGACGCCCATCATTGGCTCTTTCGCGCCGCGCTGCTCGATGACGAGAATTTCTCCTTCGAAATAGGAAAGGAGCCGCTTGGAATTGTCCGTGTCCGAGTGATCGAGGCCGGCGCAAAAATCGAGCGTGTCAGGGTCTGGTGAACCCTTACCCCTCCGGCCATCGCCGGACGCCTTCACCACAACCACCTCGATCGGTACGTCTTCCCCGGCGCTGCCATTGCCACGGCGGAGGAACCCCGTTTTGTAGGCGCGCCGCTGCGCCTCCGCTTCCACTAAGGTGCGGAAAACCGGTTCCGGGACACCCTTCAAAGCATCTGCTGCCGAGTGATTGCGGTCTTGCTCCGCAAAACGCTGCAGCATTTTGAGAACATCAGCAGGAAGGCCCGACTTCGGATCGCGGTCAGACTGTCTCCGCTGGCTTGCGGCCTTTTCCTTCACTTGGTGAATTCCTTATCCTTGCCACGCCCGGTAACGGCGAGCGCCTCGTCGACCGTCAGGCCGAACTGCTTCATGAGATTCTTGAGCTTGGGTGCCTTGCCGCCCTTGAGGCGCTCGACATGCAGATGGTTTCGAGCCAGCCGCATGCGCTCAGATCCGGGCAGGCCGATCAGCGGAGGCCGCTCAAAGCTGTTCCTTAGCCCTCGGTCATGTCCCCGCCGCGCGATCGCGGTGACGCCTTCGAGCGCCGCTGAGACACGAGAGTGGTAGTCCGCGAGCAGCAAGAGTAGCCGTCGCCGTTGGCGCGTCTTGAAACCATGCCGGCCGCATACGACGCTGAGAGGCTGCTGCGTCTCGAGCATCCAAATCATGGCCTCGAAGATCTTGATGTCGGCTGGTTGGATTCTGATCAGTGCGCCACTGGCGGGAAGCGCGGTTCCGCCCTCGCAAAGGAAGTCGACTGCGAACCGGGCCCGCTCATGATTGAGCATCACGAGGCTTATCAGCTGCTCGATGTCCTCATATTGCAGGCCGAAGGTCGCGACGACGGTGAGCAGACTTTCGCCGCCTATGACCAGGTGGTGAAATGCCTGGACGAGAGGCGATGCATTCGGTTTGCCGTCCTCGATAGCAGGTCGCAT